TTAATAATACATCGGTGAGTTCATCTAACTTTTTAAGATCGGATGTCTCTAGCACTACAAACTATCCATTGAATATTAAAAACGCCAGCGGGTTTAGTGTTGGTAACAATTTAGATTTTAATCTCGGCATTAACGGAACAAGTATTGCATTTACAGGAAATGTAACCGGAAATAGTTTTGATTTTATAACAAACAATAAAACTATGTTACATATTGATGCAACTGGTAATGTTGGAATAGGAGCAAATAACACTAATCCAACTACTGTACTGAGTGTTGCTGGAGTAATTACTTCTGGAGTAGCTGGTACAGCAGGTGGCCTAATAGTTACTGACGGTACTACTAATAATTCTACAGTGTTGTCAGCAAATACAACATCGGGTATTACTACTTCTTTAGCATTAACTTCGTCTGCCGATATAACAACATCTGGAAAAATACTAATCAGCGGTAATGCTAGTGGTGGTCCAGTAATTCAACCAGCAGCAGATCAAACTGTACCAATCTACGATATTGGATCACAAACACGACCATTTAGAAATATATATGCATCAACATTTAACGGAGTGTTTAACGGAACGTTTGCTGGAACAGTATCTGGTAGCGTTACCGGTACTGCTGCTGCCTTAACTAATAGTACTTTATTTAAATTAGGCGGAACTGTAGGTAATGTACAATCTGATTTTATCAGCGTGCCAGATCCAGTAAGCGGTATTGCAGGAACATTATTTAATGGTATAAGTTCAAACGGACAAGCTGTACTAACAGTAACCGCTGATACTCCGTTGATTACAAATAAACCAGCAGCAACTGATTCTTCACCTAGCGATCAACTGTTGGTATTACAAACCACAGTCAATAGCTCAGTATTAAAGTCAATGACTAAGAGTGTATTTTTAAGTCATGTGAGTCAAGTGCCCGTGGGTTCAATATTACCATTTGCAGGTACTGGATCTACAGTTCCCGCAGGATATCTATTGTGTGATGGTAGTGAAATAAGTCAGGATACCTATAGATTACTCTATAACGTCATTGGTAGTACTTATAATTTAGGAACACCACAGGGCAAAAACACATTCTGTCTCCCAGATCTAAGGGGTCGTTTTGCACTAGGTCGTGACAACATGGATAATTTAACTGACGGTGTTAATGGATCGTCTGTTAATAGCTATACTCAAGCAACTGATGTTAATGGAAATTTAGTATACACTGGTGGAGTACTAAATGGATCTGCTGGCGCAAGACGCATTACCTCAACCACAGCCGATGCAGTGGGCGGATCTGGCGGCCAACAAAATGCAGTACTTGATGTAACTGAATTGCCAACCTATGCAGCAACTGGAGCAACTCAATATTTTTCAGCAGCAACAAGTTCTAGTGCAAGTAACAATGCAAAGCCTGGAAACGCTGTTCCAATCGTAAATCCATACCTAACTATCAACTATATTATTTTTACTGGTAACATATAATGAGCTATTCAATACTTAAAACTAACGGTGATCTGCTAACTGTAGTACAAGATAGCACTATTGATCAGACAGCTACCAATTTAACGTTAATTGGAAAAAATTCTACCTCGTACGGTACTTTTATTAATGATAACTTTGTATGGTTACTAGAAAATTTTGCTAACGATGTTCAACCAAGTCATCCAATACCGGGACAGTTATGGTATGATACAAGCGAACAACGACTAAAAGTATATGATGGCAGTAGTTTTAAAGTCAGTGGAGGAACTTTAGTTGCACCCACTGTTCCTAGCTCATTGACCACTGGTGACCTATGGATTAACAGCACCACTGGACAGTTATATTTTAATGATGGCCTTGCAAACTTTTTAGCTGGACCAATATATACTAGCGCACAGGGACCTTGCGGATTTATCGTAGAAGATATTTTAGATACAAATTTAAAAAGTCATACAGTAGTTTTAATGTATGTTGCTAACACATTATTAGGAATTTATAGTAAAGACGCATTTACACCTTCAACTAGTATCTCTGGATTCAATAAACTAGCTACATTTAATGCTAGCCAAAGTGGTTCAACATTAACTGTGACAAACGTCACAGCAGGTATTATTGCTCAGGGAATGGTACTTGTTGGATCTAACATACCTCCAGGAACAACTATTACAGGATTTGGTACAGGAAATGGCAACACTGGAACTTATACAGTAAGTACTAGTGCCACGGTTGCTTCAACAACAATTACCGCAGCCTTGGGATCGATTAATATTGGATTTACTGCTAGTGGACTTACTGGAATAGAGTTTAATGTACCAGTGTCTCAGGCAAACAATCTTATTGCAGCTGACGGTAGTCTTAAAAATGCACAAAACTTCTTACAAATTTCTGGAGATAATTTCGCTAGCGGCAAATTAACTATTGCTAATTCTAACTCATCGACACAATTAATTTTAGGACCTAGCAGTAATACAGAATTTAATGTTTCATCTGGCACGTTCACAGTACAAAGTAATTCAACAGATCAAAATTTTGTTATCGGATTAGAAAGCAGTACTAATGGATCAAACAATGCAGTCTTTATTGATGCTAGAGATCAGTATATTGGTCTATACAACTCAACACCGGCTGCAACATTACACGTTGGCACAAGTGCTAGCCCTGGAACTGTTATTATTGAAGGAAATTTAACAGTTAACGGTACAACAACTAGTAAAAATACAGCCACAGTAGACCTTGAAGACTATACAATAACTCTTGCTCACACAAGCAGTCCTTCTGACATTACAGCCAATGGTGCTGGATTTATAATTAAGGGCGGGTCAGATAAAACATTGCAGTGGAGCTCTGCAACTGCCTCATGGACAAGTAGTGAAAATATAGATTTAGCTTCAGGTAAAGCATATAAAATTGGCACCAATCCTGTATTGAATTCTACCACATTAGGCAGCAGCGTAATCAACTCTAGTTTACAGAGTGTAGGAACTTTAAACAGTCTAACATCATCTGGATCAATAGTTTCTAATAGTCCTATAGCTGGAATAGGATATGCTACAGGATCCGGTGGTACTGTAACTCAAGGAGTTACTAAAGGTAACGGTGTTACATTAAATACAATTAATGGCCAGATTACTATGAATTCTGCCAGTTTATCATCCGGTGCTATTATACAATTTACCCTAACAAACAGTGCAATTTCTGCAACAGATCTAGTTTTAGTCAATCATTGTTCTGGCGGAACATTAGGAGCATATTCTTTTGCTACTACACCAGCTGCTGGATCTGCAACGATTTTTGTGCATAATTTATCATCAGTTGCACTATCAGAGCCGATTGTCTTGCAATTTGCTGTGATTAAATCAGTAACAGCTTAATTTTTTTTAATGCAAAATAGCATAAATACTCTAAAATAAGGAACGAGCGAAACATGTCATATACAATCAATCATTATAACGGAACGTTACTTACAACGGTGGCCGATGGCACGGTTGATTCGTCCCATGATATTACCCTAATCGGTAAAAATTATGCTGGATATGGTCCAGTACAAAATGAAAATTTTGTATATTTGCTTGAAAATTTTGCTAATACAAGTGCACCTCCAAACCCAATAGCTGGACAGTTATGGTTTGATTCTGGTCTACAGAGAATACGTTTCTACGATGGTAGTAAGTTCCGTACAGCTAGTGGTGCAGAAATTGGTACAACATTCCCTAGCGGTCAAAGTGTTGGCGATTTATTCTTTAAGACAGACAGCAATCAGCTATATGCCTACACTGGTAATTCCCAAATTCCATATCAGTTAATTGGACCACAGGCAGCAGGCACAAATTTAACAAATATGGTTTCTGCTACCGTTCAAGGTTTAGATGGAACCCACTCAATTATTAAAGGTGTTGCAAACGGTAATACAATTTTTGTAATCAGTTCAGATGATTTCCAGTTGGATACAACTGCTAATCCTATTAATGGATTCTTAAGAATACACCAAGGTATTACTCTAATTAACACAATGGATGATTTAAATCATCCGGGGCACACTACTACTAATCACAGATTCTGGGGTACAGCAGCTGATGCAGATTCACTAGGTGGAATACCTGCAAGTAGTTATTTGACTAGTAGTCAATCAAGTTTTAATACTGTTATTAATTTTACTGATCAGGGATATACTGTAGGTAGTCCTTCTAAATTGTCAGTATATAATGCTAGTAATACCTATCCTACAATTCAAAATACAGCTAACGATACAATTTATTTTTTAACTAAACAGAATAATCAACAAACTCAACCACTAACATTAAAGGGCAATGATTGTTTGCCAGGTGCTAGCGGTGGAAGTGTATATTCTAATTTAGGAAGTATATCTCAGCCATGGGGACAAGTGTATGCG